GCCGTGAAGGTTATCGTGTTCCCCATAGGGGTGAAGGCTTGAATTCCCATTTTCTACTTAACCTTTAGGGTACTTTGCTTTTACGGCAAGACAAGCATCTATATATGCCTGTACTTGAACTTGATCACCTTTGACAATCCCGTCTAGGTAATCATTGAAATTAGGATACTCAGCAGCCCTCTTAGCTTGGTAGGCTACTGCGTTGTCTGCTGCGATCTTGTCATTCCACGCAGCATCCAGTTGATCTTGAGTCGGCTGTGCGCCTAGTTTATCTACGTTCCACACCAGAACTTGGTCTGGTTGACCTTCTGGTTGACCCGTTTGGTAGTCACCGGGAACACAGACAATACTGTTCTGGAACAAATAAACTTGGATTTTGCTATCAAGTGACATATTTTTGCCTTTTATGTTGTTATTCCGTACAAAGAAAAAGTCCCTGATATATTTCCAAGCGTAACGCCCCCAACACCATCAATCAATGCACTTAAAATTTGAATGGCAGTTTTTGAGGTACTGTTATTTGTTGCCCCAGACATAACCTCTGAGGTCCCTGGGCTACTGTTGTTAAATGATTGAGATGTTATTGTTGTAACAAAACCACTGGTCATGTTGCAAATATTCATTATTCCTCTAGCTCCTGGAGAAGAACCGCTAACACCACCGGAACCTCCAGCAAACATGAGAATTGAAGAGCTAGAAATTGTTCCGGAATTCCCAACTCCTGCCGCATAGCATACGGCGTTTGTTGATCCAGCAGTTGTGATATTGCTGTCAACACTTATACCAGAAAAAATATATCCAGAAGTAATATAAGTTGGACCAGATCCAGTTCCAAACCTTAAAGCAATTTTATACGATGTTGTTGCAGGAAAAGCATTTTCATACAACAAAGTGTATCTATCGTATGTTGATAATCCTGTCCAAGATACAGAGGAAACATTACTAACGGTTTGAGTGCTGATCAACGTCAGCGCACTTCCACCACCGGCAGGCGCAGAAGATGACCAAGTAGTACCGTTCGACGTTAATACGTTGCCGGTAGTTCCAGGTGAGACAAATTGTATTGTTGATGATCCGTTACCCAGCAACACACTGTTGGAAGTCAGTGATTGAAGTCCAGTACCACCACTTCCCACACTCAAAGTTCCAGAAACAGTTACGTTTCCACTGGTAGCAGTGCTAGGTGTCAGTCCAGTTGACCCAAAAGACAGAGCAGTGACTCCAGTGCCAGCGGCAGCGCTTGTAGACACCCACGCAGTACCATTACTAGTAAGCACATTGCCGGTTGTGCCAGGAGAAACCAGGCCAGTACCGCCGCTAGTAGCAGGAATAGCAAACGCAATGTTGCCGCTGCTAATTGTGACGTTAGCCAACGTCAGGTTATTGAGCGTACTAACCGAGTTTCCTAGTTGGATGCTTGTGTTGCCCAGAGTAATTGGGCTAGCAAAGTTAGCATCTAACTGAGAAAGCGGTATTGTAGTAGATGCGTTAGCAAATTGATATGCGACTGGCATTTTAAAACCTTACTCTTAATTCGTGTTCAAATTCAAACGTATTGTAAGTGTAAGCAGCGTTGTTACTAGTGATTGTCAAGCCTAGATACTTGCCATACTGCTGGGCATCCGACTTGTACAGGTAGTAAGTGTAGCTATTCACCCAATTGATAACAACATTTGAATTGTTTGACCACGGGATAACTGTATTAGCGTTGTTCGTCCAAGTAACAAAATTGGTCAACGCATACTGAGGACTAGATCCCAGTTCACTATCTACCGTCACATAGATGGTTGCACCAGTATTGAAGGTTGACTCCACTCCAAACTTCAACGCCTGCTTGGTGCGGATAGGATCACCCATAGGCATGAGCGCAGTCTGCACCATACTAGCAATGTTAGACGTGCTGTTAGCGTAGAGCTTGTAGAGAGATCGGTCGCTTACACCGTAAGAATTTATCATCCCTGCCAAAGGGACGGAAGTGATGTAATTTAACGTGCCTTGGGAGGTGATGAACCATTTCTTCTCGAAGAACACCGCCTGGACCTGCCTCGCTCCATTTACCTGGTCGTTGTAAGTGAAGTTGAATGCCGCGCATAGGATGTTGTTGAGCAGAACTTGCCCACCAGTGACTGGTTGTGAGAAGTCAATGTACGGAAATATGCCGTCAAGAGGGTCTGATAACTTGCTGGTGGTAGAACCGACTAGAGAATAGATCCCATAGTCGTTCATGAACAACACAGAGCGGAAAAACGGGAAAATAGCGTAGATACGTTTGGTTCCTACGCTGGCAGAGACGTTGGTGTTGGTAAAAAGCGTTTGACCGTTGGTGTCAACCCTAACGTCAGAGAAGACGTTGATGCTGTCATCTCCAAAAATGTACAAAAAGTTGTTGGCAGACAGCAATGCCCGGATGTTTCCGTGCAGTGTGGAGTCTTTGAGAGTAAAAGATCCCGCAGAAATGCTTGTAAAGTCGCTGTAAGAGTCTGCTGCCGAATAGTATACGGTTCTACCTGCCGCAACCCATACACGGCCTGAGAACGTCGCTACAGACACAATCTGGTCTGTGTTGACTACCGCTGTAGCAGTAGCATTAGCCGTCGCTCCACCACCGGAGATGGTCACATTGGCTGTTGTGTAGCCAGCTCCTGGGTTTGTCATCACAATTGATGACACAGTATTTCCGAGAACGATCGCTGTAGCGGTAGCAGTGGTTGTATTGGCCCCGCTGATAGCCACGGTTGGGGCTGACGTATAGCCAGAACCACCATTGTTGAGCAGAATGCTGACTGTGCCGGTTTTGAACGTCACAATCTGGGCGAGAGCATTAGCACCAGACCCTCCACCGCCGGTAAAAGTAACGGTAGGAGGGCTTGTATACCCACTTCCAGCGTTTGTCAGGCTTATGCTGTTGACGCCACCAGTAGAAATAACGGCTGTTGCGGCAGCAGCACCGCTAGAAAAGGTTACGGCAGGCACTGTGGTGTAGCCAGAACCGTTCTCAATCATTGATACCGCAACTACAGCGCCACCACTGATGCTACACACGGCTGTTGCTTGTGTACCGCCAGGGATGTTAGGAGCGCCTATGGTTACATTTGGGACCGCAGTGTACCCAGAACCACCAGAATTAACGTAAATAGACCGTATGCCACCAGATCCGGTAACAATGGTGGCTGTAGCAGTTGCTTGTACGCCATTGGCATCGTTAGGACTGGATATGGCAACAGTAGGAGCAGATGTGTATCCGCTACCAGGGTTGCTGATGGCTATTAGGCCAACAGACCCTATAGAAACTACTGAATTGGCATCCCAACTAGACAAACCTTTGTCTGGATCACCAATAATTAGACGTTCGTTCTTCCACTGGGCTGAATCTACGTTTGCACTACTAAGGTTTCCAGCACCTGTGACAGAAACCATCACATTGCTTATTAGGTTGTACGCCTGTGCGCTTCCGTTTGCTTGAAATCCAACAATGTAGTCGATGTTGTTGATGCTTGTAGACGTTAGGTAACTAACGGTGTTGGCAAAAACGACGGCCTGACTAGTGCTATTTGATACTGCTGACTGGGCTGGGACGATCTTGATGTTGGCATCGCCAATAGGCATCGCGTTCTCTATCCAAGAGAACTCATCGTCGCTGATCGCAGTCCGGTTAGCTTTGGTGTTCAGCCCACGGAACTTCTTGAGAACAGCATATGATTTTTTCTGTTCTTGGGAAGCCATGCTAGTAAGGGCTGCTGTATGGGTCTGGAATCCTGCGAGTGAACACAGAGTTCAATACGCTCTGAACTTGTCGGTTGTACTGTTGGAGAAATATCTCAGATTCCCCGTAACTCTGTTCTTTGTACTTGGCCTTGTAAGCCGCGTAGAACGCCACAGGAACGGTGTACGGGTCTAAGATAGTGTCAGGCGCCGCAGAAGTGTTCAAAGACAGCGCAGTAGGCAGAATTACGCTGTCAATCTCCATGCTGTAAGACTGGTCAGGGACAGGAGAGATGTAAATCTGTTGTTGACCATACGTTGAGAAGCACACGGGCCTACCAACGTAGTTTTGCCAGTAACGCAACTGGGCGTTAAAGTTAGTCCAAGGCAAATAACGCAATGGAATACGAGAGTTACCCCAGTAGATTGTTACGTTAAGTACATCAAGAGTCTGCGAACCATTAGGCAACGACGCAAACGGGATAATTTCTGCATTCTGGGCGTATAGCAGCGTGGCTGTGCCGTTAGTAAAAGCTGTTGACGGGGGAAAATTAGTCCCTGACGCTGGATACGGAGGAGCTGTAGTTCCCAGCGTCCCGCCTACCGTAACCTGGTAGATGAAGATATTTGAGAATATGTACTGTCCTGTGGTGACAGCAAGACCAGCAGACCAGATTGTTGCGGCAGTGCCGTCTGGCGCAAGGGGTGTAGCAGATATTTGCAGAGTTCGGAGACAACCAGTGTCTCGTACTATGCGTTCACGCCCATCGTTGATGTAATCCGTAAGCTCATCGTTAGACCAAAAGTTCGCATTGGCATCGTGTAGAAGCCTGCGAACGTCTGTGATGTACGAATTTAGGGTTGCCATAGTTGCCTATTGTAACCCTCAGGAGACTTTTCCCCCTACCCCTACTTTTTTGACGGGTAGGGGTACTACGCCTACC